ATGAACAGCTTGTAGGCGGTGTCGAGACTTTATTTGGAGCTGGCGGCCAGAGCGTATGGGATTATGCCGATAGCGTTGGAAAAAGTGTAAATGAAGTGCGAGAAGAATATGGAAAACTTATGATCGCACAAAACGAGGTCATGGATAACGCTTCCAAGGCATATAAAACAGCCGGTCTGTCTGCTAATGAGTACATGGAAACAGTTTCCGGGTTTGCCGCATCTTTAAAACAGAGTACATCTAGTGAACTAGAAGCGGCTCAAATTGCAGATCAAGCCGTTATTGATATGGCAGATAATGCAAATAAGATGGGAACGTCAATGGAATCCATCCAGAATGCTTATCAAGGATTTGCAAAACAGAATTACACGATGCTGGACAACTTGAAGCTGGGATACGGTGGTACGAAGTCAGAGATGGAACGACTTCTTGCAGATGCAACAGCCTTATCAGGCGTTGAGTATGATCTGGACAGCTTGAGTGATGTATATTCAGCAATCCATGTGATTCAGGATGAATTAGGTATCACAGGTACGACTGCGAAAGAAGCAAGCACGACAATTCAAGGTAGTGTCGGAGCCATGAAAGCATCATGGCAGAATTTGCTTATCGGTGTTGCTGATGACAATCAGAATTTCGACCAACTTGTAGAAGATTTTGTTAATTCTGTTGGAACTGTAGCAGAAAATATATTACCACGAGTAGAAATCGCTCTGGATGGTGTCGGAAATCTGGTTGAGGAATTAGTTCCGATTATTATTGATCGAATCCCAGAATTGGCGAATGATGTTCTGCCAGATTTAATACAGTCTGGTGTAAACATGATTTCATCTATTGTAACTGGCTTGAACGAAAATTTACCGGAACTTTTGAGTGGTGGGGCAGAAATTCTTAATACGCTTTCAGAGGGAATTTTATCACTGCTTCCAATGCTTGGAGAGGCTGCTTATAACATAATCACAACATTAATATCAGGAATCACCGATAATGCGGATTCTGTATTCAGTAGTGGTAGTGAGATATTGCTTAATCTTGTGAATGGTATAGCAGAAAAACTGCCAGATTTATTATCTTCTGGGGTTGATGCTGTGATATCATTAGCAATGGCAATAACAGAACCTGGTACACTGACAAATATAATCACGGCTGGTATTAATTTGCTGGTTTCGTTGGTGGATGGAATTTTAAATGCACTTCCAAAATTGTTAGAGGCTGCACCAATTATCATTGCACGGTTGGTATCGGCATTAATTTCAAATGCACCGCAGTTATTAAAGGCTGCTGTTCATATCCTTGTAAAATTGGCGGAATTTATGATTTCAAACACAGCAAAATTGTTGGCAGCCGTACCGAAATTGTTTACTAGCCTTGTAAACAATTTTAAAGAGATGGATTGGGGAAGTATCGGTAAGAATATTATTGATGGAATTTGGAGCGGAATACAAGCGGGCTGGGATTGGTTGACCGGAAATGTAAAAAATCTTGCGACAAATCTGTTTAATGCTGCAAAAGATGCCCTTGGAATCCATTCACCATCGCGTAAGTTTAAATATCTGGGTGAGATGTGTGTTGCTGGTTTTGATGATGGTATACAGGATCTTATGAGCACAGACGGTATTACAAAGAACATTAATGCTAGCATTTCAACGGTAAGTGCTGGAATATCTGGTAATGGTACTAGTACTGGATTAGGAAGCTTCAATCAGACAATTAATGTTAATCAGCAGATTTCAACACCAGACGAACTTGCAAGAGCAGTAAGAGTTGAAAGTAAACAGGGATTAATGAGGGGCGCGTATGGATACTAAAGTGTGTATTCGCTTCGTGAGAAGTGATGAGAGAGAATTTTTAATAGATGGAACAGATTGGAAAATTCCATCAAAAGGTTTAGATGGATTTGGTTCATATGAAAACGACATCACCACGGTAGATAATGCCGTGGGAGATGGCGGGATCATTGTCTCTGACAGAATTGCTCCGAAAGATAGGACTGTGACTGCTATTTCACGAAATCCATATCTGAATGATGTTTTGAGGAAGAGTGCAATATCATTTTTTAACCCGAAATTCGATTACAAAATGTATATAACGTACATGGGCATCACTAGATGGGTGAAAGGTAAAATTTATAAATTTAGCATTCCGGCTCAAAATGTAAACCGGGTGATGGAAATGAACATTACATTGTTAAGTCCAAACCCATTTTTTAAAAGTTATGATAATTTTGGCAAAAACATTGCTTCTGTTGTCGGAATGTGTGGATTTCCATATTTGTGCAGTATAACAAGTGGCACGCCAAAGGGAATCACTGGTGGCAAATTCAATTTTGCTAAAAAAGTGTTGCTCGACAATGATGGAGATGTAGATACCTATTGCAAAGCAGTAATATCAGCAAACGGAGATGTCGTGAATCCTAAAATCATTATTAATGATAATTATGTCAGGGTTCTGGATAATATGAAAGCAAATGATGTTATTATTATTGATTTCACACAGAATCCACCAACGGTAAAAAAGAATGGTGTTAATTTTATAGGACACTGCGATAGAACATCTGCATTTGATGATATGCAGCTTCCAGTTGGTAGTTCGGAAGTTTCTTTTGATGCAGACACTGGAAGCAATCTTATGAATGTTTCGATTTATTATAATAAACTTTATGGGGCAATTTAGGAGAAATCATGAAAGGATTTAATACGATCGCACTAGATAAAAATTATCAGATAGTGTCATTAATACGGTCAACAAATTTACAATGGAGCAGGAAATTCCACGAAGCTGGAACGTTCTCCATACAGATTCCGATAGAGCAGTATAATTCGTCAATGAGGTATATTTACACAAAAGATAGACCGGAACTTGGAAAGATAACACAAATAAATTACGTCCGGCAACAGCAGTATAAATATATTCAGTTGAGCGGGTATTTCATGGAAAAAACATTAGACAGACATGTTATATTTCAGAACGGTGCATCAAATGTGACAAATGCCCCTTCATGGTCATTCCAGAGTGGAAAAGAAGAGGATGTGGCATATGCTTTTTTCAATGCCTTTAAAACGTTAACTACAGCAAGTGCAAGTTCTGATCTAAATATTATTTCCGGAATATCGCTTGGAAGAGGAAAAGATTCTGTGCATTATCGTAACGGAGAACTGCTCGGATGGAAAATCTATGACATCTTAAAACCATCCGGTATGTCTTATAGAGTACTTTATGATTTCGTGGAAAGTAATAAGAAATTTGAAGTATGGAGTGGATCTGACCGGACGGAAAATAATGCAGATGGAAATAATCCAATTATTTTTTCGACAAAATACGGAAATATAAAGAACCCAAATATTTTGATTGATGATACAGAATATAAAAATGCTTGCCTGAATACGAATGAGCAAACAGATAATGATGTCACTACGTATGTTTCGAGAGCTACTTTTAACGCTGCGTCTGGCGATGATGAGTATTGGTTTTTATCAAATAGTTCTACATTAAATAGAAATGAGTATACAAGCAGCGATTTGGCTGTTGCTATGGATAATGAAGCACTAAATGCATTAACTGGATATCCCAAAATTATTAATGTTGAATTTGACGCAATGGAGAGTAGTTACGAATATGGAACAGATTTTGATTTGGGAGATTTGTGCAGTATAGAAATTCCAGAAATGGATTTGTCTGCCCAAGCCAGATTAATTGGCTGCTATGAAGTCATGAAGTCCGGACAGTGGAGCATGACAATGGAATTTGGTACACCAATAATTTTAAAAAGATAGAGGAGGACAAAAATTATGATAGGATTTCCTTTTGATTCACATGTCACATTTGAGAGTGATGGAACACCGGTGTATGATCGTGCGATTACGTCCGCACCACTCAGAAAACTGATAGCCAAATTATTAACGTATGGCATTTTACCAAACCCATCTACCAATCTGCAGGTCGAAGCAGGTAGAGGAATGAATGTTGTTGTTAATCCTGGTTTTGCAATTTGTGCAGGAGGGTTGAAACTGGAAGAAAATCAGCGGACGCTTGCAATTCAGGCAGCAGATTCTAATTATGATCGAATTGATACTGTAGTCTTAAGATGGAACGATAATGATTCGGAGAGAATCTGTGATTTATATATTGTAGAGGGCATACCTGCAGCAAGTCCTTTAAGACCAGAGCTTACAAGAACAGAATCTATTTGGGAATTAGGATTAGCAGATTTATTTGTAAATAAAAATTCTTCCGCTATTTCCAATCAGAGAATTACGGACACACGTTATGAAACTGCAAGATGCGGCATTATATCGGCAATCAGCGAATTTGATACAACAACATTATATCAGCAAGTACAAGCTGATCTTGCCGGATTTAAAGCATCGGAGCAGGCAGATTTTATAACATGGTTCAATGATATAAAAGGTCAGTTATCTGAGGATGCAGCCGGAAATTTACAAAAGCAGATCGGAACGTTGGAATCTTTAAAAACAGAAGTGAAAAATAATCTTGTCAATGCTTTGAATTGGGTTGTTGATAAAACGTCCGGTGTTATTGCGAAGCTTGGAAGTGCGGATATATCAAAAATCGGGGACGGTACCGTGACCGGAGCGATAGTCAATAATAAAGAAGCGATAGAGGATGTCTCCCAGAGTTTAAATAATTCAAAAAAAACGTATATCAATTTAGCACTGCCAAATGTTACTGCTGACGCGAAAGCTGTCTGCGATTATATAAATAAAAATTATTTACTAGGGCAGTTATCTCCTGCATATACAGTCGAATTTGATGTAGTTGCATCAAATGCAGATTGGTTTTCTGGTACTTTGTCCACGGATACCACTACATTATCCCCCGGAAGGACTGTCTGGGGTATTGTACAACAGAGAACTTCATCAGCAGAAAATAGCACTTTATATAAATACTTTGGAAGTGGAACAGGAGGTGCCGGTACAGTATCCCCTTTTAAAAGATATGAGGATGGCTATAATACTGGCTATGCTGCTGGTCAATCAGCAGGTGTTCCTAGTGGCAGTTGTATAGCAGGATGGCGATCAATAGACAGCTATTCCAATGGACAGTGGGTAACAGGATGGGTTGGTGTAAATCCCAATTTTTTCACAGTAAATAGTGCCGGTATAATTCCTGTAAAAAATTTTACTGCTACAGTATATTGGCAAGGCTACAACAAACGTGACATAGACTTTTTTTCTAACGGTGCAATGGGACATCGAGACAACGGTACCAGCTTAGACGGCGTGCGAATGAACTTTTACGCAGGAACACAATGCGGTTTTAAAACCAACGATAGCGGTGGTGGAAGTCTCGGAGCAGGTTTCATTGTTCTTAATTAAAAAATCTTATTATTACAGGTGGTCAGAAGGCTGATAATACGTGGGAATATTATATAAGCAAAATCGCCATTGCTTAAAAATCAAATAGTAACACTGAGGTTGTGGCGGTTTTTAACCCACCATTACCACTGAAGAACCTCATTTATCGATAATAGACTGCTATATTAGCATCGATTGTAACATCACTTCCTGATAAAAGAAAATTTTGAAGGCTTATATCTTTATTCGTATTATCCTTTATAATTACTGCACCAACCCAACCAGGTTCATTTGATCCAAAATAATAACCATTATCGTCTTGTGTGAAAGAGCAAGACACTCGATAATTATTATAATAGGCTATAATGTGTATTTCTTTATAATTTATATTGCTGAAATCAAAATACTTACCTTCTGTTTTTACTTGTTTCCAAGTTAAACTCTGGTTCCAGTGATGCAACATGGTAAAATAAAAAGAGCCGGATAATTCCGGCTCGTATAACACGATGAGAGGAGAAAAGTCATCTGGGAAGGTATTTTTTAAATCAATTTCGTAGATGACTCTCTCAAAAAAATTATAAGGTAATAATTTGCAAATGTAAATTTAGATAATCAGTACATTTTCTTAAAATCACAGAATTGCGATTTAAAATATTTGATTTATATGAATTGTGGTGTATAATAATGTTAACAAAATAAAGCAGTGCCGTAGCGCCGAATGATTAGTCTATCAGATTAATTGTCCGGCGCTTTTTGCGTTGCAAAATGGCACAAATACAAGGCTTGGCAGATTTATAATGGTTTTATAAAGAAAGAGGGAGGTTGGTCGTTTGGAATCGATTATATCTGCTTTAGTGGCAGGAGGACTGACTTTAATTGGAACAGTGCTTACAGTCAGTTCTGGGCAGAAAAAAACAGAGCAGAAGCTTCAGACCGCGCAGGCGGTCACAGACTGCAAAATTGACGAGTTAACGCGCGAGGTGCGCTTACATAATAATTTTGCGCAGCGCGTCCCGGTCATGGAAGAGCAAATCAAGGTAATTAATCACAGAATCGCAGATTTGGAAGGAGAAAAATAATATGTTGAAAAATTCGGTATTTAAACCATCAGTAAGCACACAGAAATGGGCGAAAGCCGCAGGAATCAGATCGATTAAGACGATGGCGCAGACAGCGGTAGCAGTAATCGGTACAGGGGCAGTGATTTCAGCAGTGGATTGGAAGATGGTAGTATCATCCGCAATTGTAGCCGGTATCGTATCATGGCTTACATCTTTGGCAGGAATTCCAGAAGTAGAGGAGGAGTAATTTTTATGGCAAATAGAAAAATTGGACAGGCAGGTTTTAATCTGATCAAGCAGTATGAGGGATGTCGGTTATCTGCTTATCAGTGTGCTGCCGGAGTATGGACCATCGGTTATGGACATACCGCCGGAGTAAAAAAAGGTATGACGATCACGCAGGCACAGGCAGACGCATATTTAAAGCAGGATATTACAAAGTTTGAGGGATACGTTAATAGTCCCGCATATGTGCCAATCACTGCAAATCTCAACCAGAATCAGTTTGATGCTCTGGTGTCGTTTGCATTTAATTGTGGAGCTGGCAACCTTAAAAAGCTTTGTGCAGGTAGAAACGCATCACAGATTGCTGTAGCAATGCCACAGTACTGTAAAGCAAATGGTAAAGTGCTTGCAGGACTTAAAAGACGTAGGTCGGCAGAGCAGGCTTTATTTAATAAAGCAGCGGCAGCAGCAAATACATCAAAATCAGAAAGCGAGGATTACAATATGACTACGATCAGAAAAGGTAGTAAAGGAAATGTGGTTAAGGTATGGCAGATCATCATTGGTGCGACAGCAGATGGCAATTTCGGCAGAGGTACGGAAGCATCGACCAAGACATGGCAGAGGAGCCACGGATTGACAGCAGATGGAATCGTTGGAAAGAACACATGGAAAGTTGGTCTTGAATCATTATAAAACCATAGCCGGTAGAGTTTATCTGCCGGCTATTTTCGTGTCCGTATTTATTATTTTTAATTGGTAAATCTTTTTATGTATTAGTAACAAAATAGTAACAATTTTTCTCAAACA